CGGCTTAAACGATCCTGGATAATTCGGTCCAGTTCCTCTTGTGTTTCGATTGATTTAAATTCTGACATTTTATTCTTCCTTTCTCCCGCTTAACCCGGCGGTATCGGTAATTTTGTATAAAAAACAACGACCATAAAAGTACGTTGTTTAATACCTGATTTGTTGTTTTTTCTTCGGCTTCGAATTATGGCAAGCCCAATGCGCTAACAAGGCGCTGTCCATTAGACAAATATCCATATCGTCGAATTGTGATTTATATCCAAAACCACCACTTGTGCCTATGTTTCGCTTGTCGCAGTTAGTTACCACTTTTTCTAAGGACGGTTGGCCAGCATGACAAATGTTTTTTTGATATATTCCCTGTTCCCAAGAAGCGTTGGCGTTGATGATTTCTTTTACAGTCGGCAATACAGGTGCCTTAAGCCTGAAGTCTTTCATTTCGTTTGTTAAAATGCTCTGTCCGCTTTGGCCGTCGATTACGACACTTTCAATGTCCGCTTCCTTGAAGAAATTAACGAGCCATTGATTGCCGTTTCGGATGGATTGACAGTCCAACGTTTCCACAAAAATTTTGCCAGACAGCGTCTTAACAGCAACGCTCATAGCTACGTTTGCCCCATCATTCCCGTATTTGACACCAACAAAAAGCGGACCCCTCAATATCGGCAGCGCCTTAACCTTCAGTTCTTGCCACTCTTTTTCTGAGATAGCTGATTTCTGGTTATATTTCGGCCAATACCCAAGACGCTGAATGTTGTGATCCAACTCATCTTCGCCAAGTTCTGCCTCGATTTTCCGCTCATTCAAATGGTAGCCCATCGAAGGATTGGAATTGTACCAGGCTTCTACATCGTCGATTTTAGTCATATCTTCAACAGACCACTCTGCCCAACCTGCATATTTCGATTGGCCAAACAAGGTTTTTTCCCGGTAATCAGTAAAGACGGTTCCGCTTGAAACAGGTGTTGGAGGAGTTCCGCACATGATCGTCATCGGATTCGGGCTATCGGTAACGGTATACTTTAAAGCCGATTCTTGTTCGGTTGTGTATTCTTGCGCTTCATCAATCACTAAAAAATCAAAACCTTCGCCAAGTCCGCCGCTAGATGTTCGCGTCCGAAATTGAATCACTCCTCCGGATTTGTAAAGTTCCAGCCGTTCTTGTCCTTTAGCTTTGATCGAATTAAAATCTTCACCTTCCACATAACCGGACTCTTCTAAGTATTTTTTCAGTTTTTCGAAAGAAGAGTGAGACGTGCTGATACGATGCGCCGTGTGCAAAGTGCTTAATCCGCGCTCGAGCGCAAAAAGCTCCAAAATATAAACAACTTCCGTTTTCCCGTTTCGTCGCGGAATCGAATAACCAAACTTCTGGTGCACCCACAAACCATCGTCTTCGACAGCCATGATTGGCTTCAGCATATTTAACTGCCACTCGTAACATTTGCATTTTGTTTTGTGATAAAAATCTACCGCTTCTTGATAAAGACTTTTTTCGTATGGCAAAATTACCGATTGAGTAGGAAATTGATTACCAAGTCTTGCTTTAGTAGTCATATAAATCCCCTCTCAATCTTGATCGCATGATAACCCTGTCGCTGGGAAGAGATGAATTGAATGCACTAACTCTCTTTTTTTTCTAGCGCAAATCCAGCAATGTTTATTTGATTAAAAATTGCAGAACGCGTTTTTTGTGTGCTCAATCCGAAATAATCAAATTTGAGTTCGCTGTCGGTATTCTCCAGTTTTTCGACATTCTCAAAATACAAAGTTTCTCCTTTCGGTAGCCAAATCACTAACGTTTGTCCTTTATCCACGCCATCACCTCCCTCATGTTCCGATTTGCATCCTTGCTTTTATCTTTGCGTCTTTTTCGGGATCTACCCACGCCTTGGTCCATACATTTTGGCGTTTTCCTTCTCCTGGTTTGTAATCAACTGTGCATCGACAACGTTCGTGCCTGCGGTACACATCTTTCGGCTCCTCCCCATAATCATATGTTCCCGCGAGCTTTTGGCACCAATCACAGGCACGCCCAGAAACTCTGCGCGTGATTTTCGGCCTTAGTCCCGCCTTTGCGTGAAAAGTGGCATTCGCGCGAATTGCGTCATCTACAATGCTTTGGCTAAAATTTACAATCGGTTCATCCAATAGCCACTTCGCTTTTTCGAAATCAACCTCAGATGATATGCGGTTCACAATTCCATCAATCCGATCTTGACTAATGTCAGGAATTTGAGCCTTTAAATTTAAACCTGCAGCACGATTTAGATCCGTTTGCACATCCTCCGCAAAACCAGTGATCAACTCAAAATTCTTTTGCATAGTCGGGTTTAATAATCGATCAGCGATGTTAAAGTACATATTTCCATCCGGCAAAACACCGGCCGTTATGTTGGATCCGAGAACATCGGCGAGTATTTCGCCAACCTCAACAGCAAAATCATTAACGTCGAGATAAGTAGCTTTTTTACCTTTCATAAGCTTTAACGCTTTTTTCAGTTTATCGCTGTTGTATGTCCGCTCGTCAAATTGCGATTGGATTTTTCCCAGCAGCCCAGGGACGATATCATCCATTTGCATCGGCTCCTTTTAATCCGGTTAAGTTTCTGATAGCTTTCCCGTCGATATATCCCGGAATCGCCTGGTTTATTTTAATAACGCCATCACCGACGAGGGTCAGCGTATTAGCATCCGCTTCGAATAGAGGCTCCCACATTGGGGTAGTGTTGATGAATTGACTGCGAGCGTATGGGAAATCATCTCGCAAACAAGCTGCGATGTATGCAACATTTAACAAACCTGACCCTAAACTGCGTTGCGCTTTTCTACCTGCAAGTCTCAAATTTTCATGGCTTGCTTTAATCGCCTCCACGCTTGATGGGTTGTCTGAGACAAACCCTAAATCATCCAATGTTAATCCCATTTCGCCGGCGAATCCTGCAGCTGCTGTTCGTAGCTGTTCGGTGAAAGGGGACATTGATGATGTTGTGAACTGCCCGAGCGTTGGTTTCTCTCCGTCGTCATCTTTTGTGAATTGCAGCATCGTCGAAACCGTTGCCTTCCAACTCTCCATCGGTTCGGCGTCATTGCTTAACCCTGTCACATATTTTTGGGGGAATGAATAAAATTCCGCTGTAATGTCCGCTCGTTCAAGAGTCCGTTTAGCATAGCGCTGAAAATACATTCCTGCCCTTGAAATCCGCGAACGACCAAACGGCCTCGCTTCGTCTGGACGATGGATAACCGGCACCAGCAATGGATGCGGAAAGTTGTGCAGAACCACTAGATCTTGGGTTTCTTTATCTTTGTAGCGATAGTTTGTTTGGCCGGGCAAAAAATGTGCTTCTAGGGTGGCATGCCCATTTTCATCCCGCTCGAGCACTGCATAGCCTTCAGTTAAAAGTCCTGTGATGGGATCAATAACACCTGTTGCATCACCTGCACCGATCACCTGTAAACGAGGTTCGTCGTCTACACCTTTTGAAATGTAAACAAACGAACATGATGCAATCAACGCCGATAATACAACGCTATCAAAAAATACATCCGGATTATTCACCTTAAAAATATCATTTACTTGAAAATCATCGTTTTCAAATTCCCGAAATACCAGGCGATCCGCTAAACTGTCAACACCCTTTGCGCACCACCCTATAACTGATCGATAGCGTTTGCGAATTTCTGGAGGAATTGTAATCCCAACCATTTGCTCGTTGTGCTGCATCGCATATTGCTTGTAGCGCATATCCACACGTATTTTGTGTGCATTGAGCTTATTTCTTAAATAATCAATGCCTTTTTCGCTCATTTTTTTCCTCCTTTCGATTTCGCGCGAGAAAATATGTACAGTGACGGCGTGAATGGCGAGCGCAGAGGGCGGGAGGGACCCACCCCCCCTCTTCTGCAGGCCTTTAATCACCTGAATTTGGTTTCTCAGCCCTTGTAAGCGGCCCAATTCGTGCTCTGCGGAAGGTTTCTATTTCCTAGCACTTGGGGCGCCTCTTGCTTTGTTAAAAACATTTTGTCGGACTTCTGTCTGTTGCACGTCCAATGAGCAAGCTGCAGGTTCTCCATGGCAGATGGATGCCCACCTTTAGATACAGGAATGATGTGGTCAACGACTGGGCTGAGCGGCTCCGGAGCTTTGATAGAGAAGTCCACTTGCTTCCCACAAATACCACAAACGTTCTGAGTCTTGAATATCACCTTCTTATTCTTCTCGTAAGCAACGCGATGGGGTCCTTGTTTGTCTTGCCGTACCATGTCCCACTCCTTTCTTTTACTGGCCAACAAGCATAGAAAAAGAGCAACCACATCAGCAGCTGCTCTTTCATCGATTTGTTATGCTATTAAGATACACGTAAAAGTAAATAATAAATTGTTATAGGTCTGCTTAATTGGATAATAGAATTATAGCAACCCTTCATTTATTTTTATTGCCTTAACGAGTATGGAATGTCTTGTCATGATATAGGAATAGCTATAATTTAATTCAATGGAGATATCTTTCAGAGTCATGCCATCGATGTATTTCATTCTCAGCAGTTGATTGTCCAGCCCTTTGAAGCGGTCAATCATAATCATCAAGGATTCCATAGCTAATTCTTTTTCGCCGAGAAACGCTTTGTCTCGTTTGATATTCTCTTCTAGGTGAGAAGCATTAGATTCATGGGTTATTTTCACTTTCCCCAAATCCCTTGGATCGCACCATCTTTCCAGTTCAACCTCCGACTTTCTTATTTTCCATTTCAAAATTTCAATTTCTTCTTCGAGCTTTTGATACTCCTGTAACCATTGATACCTGATGACGACCACCACCCTTCAAATGCCCGGACTATAAATGATAATCACCTGCTCTTAGCCCCTTCAGTTACAATCCATTTATCGAATTCCGACCTTGACATATAACCAACGAACACAAGGCCCATAGCGTCTATTTCCCACGGCTCTGCATCTCTATCCATCCCGAACCACCTGAAGTTAATAGAGTAAATAGGCTTGGCCGGATGCTTCCCACTTAAAGTTTCGAACCAATACAGCACTTCATCCATCCGCAGCACCATCTTTTCTTTAGTCTATTAAGTCAGCTTCTTTGATATATACGCCGTTAACAAGACGGCCTTTCCGGTCCTTTATTTCGCTGTATGCCTTTTGCACACAATCTTCGATATCCAATCCCAACTGCAGAGATAGTATCGTAAGGACGACGTAAATGTCCCCTATGCTGTCCTCCACCTGATCGGGCTTGTCTTTTGCCAATCCCTGGCAGAGTTCGCCGTATTCTTCGCCTAATTTCAGCATCTGCTTTGCGGGATCCGCTGTGTCCAGCCCTCTTTCTCTTGCCCACTCTTCAATTCTTGCCGTCAGTTCAGTGATCATGTGTTTGTTCCTCCCATGGATATTCATCTATAACTTCGTTTCTTGTGTAGTGATAACCGTTAATTATTAACTCTTGTTCTGTCAATGGATCAGAGAAAAAGTGTTCCATTCCAACTTCATCAACGTAATAATAAATCCTTTTTAAAATACTATCCCACCTCTGCTTAATTATTTTCATAGTGATGCATCGGATTCAGCGATATGAATCAGCTTTTCTTTTCCGTCTTAGACTTTTATATCTTTTCCGACTAATAATCCACCCTAACGACAAAAGCCGTCAGAATGGAAATATAGCCGTTATTATCTAATTTGAATAATCTCCTCTTGCTTCTTTCAACGCATCCATGCCACCGTTAACGAATGAAACGCGTGGACTCTTTTTGGATCCAAATTCCGTCAGTTCCAACGTGAGCGCAACGAACTTTTTGTCTACTCTCTGCCTCAGCTCCAGCCCTTCATGAGCGATTGCCATAAGCAGCTGTATTTCTGTAATGCTCAGATTGCGCGGATCCTTAACCTTTAAGCGATTGAAGGCCGCTTTATCTTCCTGGTAAACTCGGCGTTTTATCGTTCTCAGCGCGCTCTGTGTGCTGTCGTCAGTGATCTCCATATTAATCTTCATGATGGATTCTCGGCTCTCTCTCATAGGTTCACCGCCTTATGCCAAAATCGTAATATTATCGACAGCTTTATCGCCCTGCTCAACAATCAGGTTATTGTGCAGATACTCAGCTATGGCTATTTTGGCAGCCGCTCTCCAGATGCCGCCATCCGCTTCGAACAAAGCACATCCAGGGTTGTCGTTAATCCTGAATACGAATTTGCTTTCCGGCTGGTCGACTTCTTGGAACGTTCTGTACGGCTTAAGAGTTACAGGGTTTGGCGCTTTTGCAAGCTGCAGTGTAGAAACACCTGTTTTTATGGTCGTTACTTGAGACACGCCGTTATCGGCTATCTCGGCCCCTTTATCAATCTTGATAGCAGATGCATAATTAAGCACTACTTCGGAATCCCCATTCGGAATAAAATTAGATTGCATCATGATATTGAATGATTCCACATCCATAAAGTGTTCATATCTTATTTTTGGCGTGAGAGCTTTCGCCACTGCCAATACCCGTCGCTTGCTTTGGTCGTCCAGTTCCGTTTTTACTTCGACAGTATCGTGATCTGTTACGTGAATGAGTAGGTTTTTGTATGTCCCAGTTTCATCCAGTTGCTGCATGATGTATCCTGCCAGGCTTGTGAGTGAGGAGAGTTTCAATGGTTCCGGATAGCGACGCGGTTCCAATTCTCGCATGTCGTGCGCTTTCGCGTCGTAGTATTCTCTTCCGTTCTGTTCTAAGCTTCTGACGATCTTTTCTTCGTTGTCTTTTAAATCAACCACATATTCCAAAGCATCTTTTAAGTTTTCCATTTTTCTTCACCTGTCCCTTATTTGATTTTTCTTGAGTTAAAGTCGATAATGCCGCCATCTTCGATTTCTTCTACAGGGATGCCCACATCCGTCTTCAGCGTGCTGTCGTTTGCATCGAAGTACATCTGCCCAGGTGCGGATGATTTAAGTTCAGCTGCATGGATGTAACCTGAATCATCCCTACCGGCCATCATAAGCGCGGAGACACTTTCCGATGGCTGAAGCTTGCTCTTGACCGTTACATTCGTCTCGATGACTTGCCGAGTGGAATCGGAAGAAAACTCAACGTCGATGATCAATTTTCGGCTTGGTTTGAATGCCGTATTCACGTCCAGGATGTTGGCGACGATCTTCCGGACTTCCTGGTCTATCTTTTCCTGCACTGCTCCACCAGCAAGGTCGCTGATATTAAAGTCTATGTTGTTCATGCTTCTTCCTCCTAAAATGGATTCCCCGGCTCGTAGTTGTCGAAGTTCGTGTAATTAAATCCTGGATCGCTGGATGCATCCATCCCGTTTGATTCTTTTGGCTGATCTTGCTTATAAGTGTTTTCCCGTGGCCGCTGCTCTGTTGTTTGCTTTGGCTCCAGGAGATTAAAATTATCAGCAACGACTTCAGTCACGTATACGCGTTGCCCTTGTTGATTATCATAATTTCTTGTTTGGATCCTGCCGGTGATACCGACTAAAGAGCCTTTACGAGTGAAATTCGCGAAATTCTCTGCAGATTTCCTCCAAATGACACAGCTGATGAAGTCGGCTTCTCTTTCTCCTGCCTGGTTCGTAAACTGTCTGTTTACTGCAAGAGAGAATGTTCCTACTGCCGTGCCGGTGGATGTATAGCGTAAATCGACATCTTTTGTAAGACGGCCTACCAAGGTGACGTTATTGATCAAATCACTTCACTCCAATCTTTAATAGTTTTTCTAAATCAGTTGGAGATCGATTGTTCCAACTGATTTCATGCATATCGCTATTTCGGATAATTTCAGCCGGCATTGATTCGATGTTGTCGAAATCTCTCTCCCGGTATCCCCAGCATCCATCATCCATATATCTTTTTGGCTTCATGGAATAAATAACAAGCCATGTATCATTAACGCAGTCTCGGACTACATATCGGAACCCTTTATCGTACTTAACTCTGAGCCATTCAAGGACCTGTTCGCGTGTTTTCTCTTGGAAGAACGTATCACTCATCCGATTTCCTCCAACTCTGCCCAAAAGCTGTTTCCCGACTTCAGCGGAATCTCCTTATGCAACTTCCCTTTGTCCAGCATGAACCTATATTTTTTGCCACCATGCTCAGCTATGATGTAATAGCTTTTTTTGAAGAAACCTACCCGTTCAGGCTTTTTTATTTTATAACCAAGGCTGTTTATAAACTGCATGGCCTCATTTAACTTCATATGCGGTACCTCCGATTTCTTTGTTCAGCTGCTCGATGCGATTGACTGCCATATCATAATCAAACTGCTTACCGCTCAATTCCTGCCGGATCTCGATCAGTTCATCTCGGTATTCCATTTCCTGGACTTCGAGCCGTGTTTCATATCGTTCGGCCTGTTTTTCTATTTCTTGATCCAAAAACAAATTTTCTAAGTTGGTCACAATAAGCAAAGCCGCTAATATGGCTAGTATTGCATCTTTCATTCTGCCCCTCCATTTCTTCGGAACGAATCAGCCAAACTTTGGAAAAGATCAGCAAAAGCATCCATCAATCCATCGCAAACCCTTCGAACATTAGCTTTAATTTCATCCCAGTTGATCAGAACATAGGCCCGTTCTTTTTCAGTGTAATAACGTTTGCCATAGTTCCGGATGAAGTGCCGTTCTTCCAGGCTTAAAATTTGGCCGCGTTCTTTATTAATTTTTGCTTGTTTGACTTTCTTTTTTATCTGACGTTTGTTCATTAGCTGCCTCCTTTGATATAACCGATATCGAATGCAAACGATCTTATTTCAAACATCTCAGAAGCTAAATATCCCCAGTACGGGCAACACAAACCGCCATAACCATTTTTCCCGTTTACGCATTTACCCGTCTGGATGAATTCGCTGAATTCCAAGATCAGGGATTGCATTGTGCCGCCGTGCGAAAAACCATTTCTGAAATATTTCGGACCGTATGCATAAATGGATTCCTTGGTGTAATCATCCACGAAATAGATGCGGTTATTTTCCAATTTAAAATAGGCGACACTACCATCTTTTTTGTTGAAGAAAAACCTTCTGCCTACTGAAGATATTTTAGTTATTAATTTGTTAACCGTTTCCAGTCGCTGCTCCTTAGATTCGTTCATCCTTCTACCTCCAACTTCCGCCCGCACATCGGGCAAAATGATATTTCATATTCACGTTCGAAGCAATCGTTGCAATACGGCGAATCGTATTCGATCATTAACCTATTTCCATAAACGAACACCGTGGGATCGCTGAACCTTAAATCGAGCCCCTTTTCGTCTTTCCAAGGCATCTTTCTGTCGCAATACACACACGGCTCTTGCAGCGCTCGCTTTGACTTGCCCCAGTTTTGAGGTGTGAATAGGACTCCTTCCGGTACGATCTGGATACCGTTGAGGTTTAAAATCGTTTCGCTCACGGCGTCCATCCCTTCGTATATGTCCCCGGCGTCCGGTTTTTCAGATTTGAACGGCAGCACTCTCGTTGCATCCATAATCTCTATTTCATCTGTCGTCATCGGACGCCACTTATAACCCGTGTATATTTGCTTCAAGGCTTAGCCTCCCTTTTTCTATTGATGTACCGCCAATAGTTTATTTTCATCGCTTTTGCACAATTCTGCAGGAACCATTCAACCGGCTGATTACCGTATATGCCACCATTACCACCGATTGTAGGGCCTGCGCATGACTTGAATTCATAGGATTTGCCATCTGACTCAAAATATCCGATTACCCTAATTCCTTCGTATATTTCCCATCTTCCTGCATCCACCTGTCGGCAGTCGTCCATGATGCTTTTCATCTGCATCCAGCCTCCTCTGTTTGCTCGCTCTTGAACGGCACGCCGTTTTTGAAGGTGTAGCCCATCCTTTCGGCCTTTCCCCTCACACCTGCCTCGCTACGATCCAAAATGAAGGCAATCTCTATAAAGCTGTGACCCTTATGCATCATGGTTTCGAGCGTTTCGATTTCTCCGGCTGTGTACTTGTTATGATTCGGCAGATAACTCGGTCGGAACTTGATGCCTTCCATTGCCATCCGCGTTTTGATAGCGCCGTGCGTCCGCTGCAGAATTTTGCTCATCTTGGGATAGGTCATATCAGGCTCTTTGGCCAAACTGATCATTTTGTTGATGTCTCCAGGAGTCCACGGTGTGTTGTGCGTCTTCTGGACAAGACGTTTCTTGTTGAAATCAGCTATCCTTTTCTCGTTCGCCCAGGCAGGCTCAATCCCAAGTGCGTATTTGTCGAAACGTGAGAAATCGATCATCTGTCGATTCTTGTCTGCCCATTCCCAATAATCTGCATATCCTACATACAAGATGCGTCTCTCTTTTGCTAGTCGCTTCTTTTTCGCCGGGAAATTGTATTTCTCTATCCAATTTGCTACAAGGTGATAATCGATTCCGAGTTCCTTTGAAAGCCTGCTGATTGTGATGCCGTCCATGTGCGTTAATGGGTCGCCTAACCTTAGGATGCGAGCCTTGTTAATGATCGAGCTGTACGTTCTCCCGAGCTTTAAGGCAATGCCTTCAGTTTTCGTCTTCCCCCAGCTGTCTTGCAGGTATTCAAGTTCTGCTTCTGTCCACTTCTTTCCTCTCATGCATCTCACCGCCTTTGCAGGTCTCGAAGCTGACGACCTTTATATCCTCTTCCTTTGCATATTTCAGCGCCTCTGTCGTATTGGAGAAAACGCCGACGACTTTATTCCTGATCGAATCCGTCATGATTACCATGCCATTACCCCTTGTAATTCAGTTTTTCGTACTGCTCTTGATTCATAATTACGCCCACAACATGATGTTTTCGCATAAAGGTTTGCTGACCTATCTTGTGTGATTCTTCATGACAGCCGATGCATAAGCACATCAAGTGATGCTTTGTGTGATCAATCTTCTTTCTGTTGCGGCCAGCCCCTACTGCATCCACGTGATGGACCTGCCCTTTTTTACCGCATAGTGCACATTTCCTTGTCCAGAGGCACTTGATCAGATAGTGCTTGATGTCATCAACATAATTGAGTGGAGACTCAGCAAGACCGATGTCATTGTCTAGGCAAAAGTCCACGATATAGCTGATGAACTGACTTGCCAGCGACACCGAACAATTCTTGGCCAACTCCGATGTACTGAAGTACGGCAGCCCTTTGTCATGGATAAATTCCAGTTTCCGATGTTCCCGCACCTGGTCTATCGTGTCTCCTGTGTAGCGTGCGATATCCCGGCATAGCGCATTGATGAACTTCCTTTGCTGCGCCGTG